GCCATTTATTTTTTTTCTCTTGCTTTAATCTTATCTTCAATCGAATTCAAGGCTTCCCTTAATTGGACTACTGTAAGCTCTTTTTTGCTTTTGACATTATATTTCTTTTTGATTCTATTACTAATTTTTTCCTGCACTTCTTTTTTAATTCCCAATTCAGTCAACCTCGCATAGAATCCGGCAATATCTTTTTGGTTTACCAATAAGTCTATTTCCCCATCAAAAATATCTTCTTCAATATTTTCCCCTACTTTTTCAGCTTTTACTTTTGTTTTTTTAGTGGTTTTTTTAGTAGTTTTTTTAGATTTCACTTTATCTCTATCCGTTTTCTCACCTTCAAAATCTATATTATCCATACCGCTTAGATCATCGGGAGTAAATTCATATACAGGCTTTACAGTATCTATCATGTTCGGCTTTATTTCGCGCTTAACAATCTCATCAGTCTGTAATTGTCTTCTAAATTCAATCGATATATCTGCATAGTTAAGTAAATCTTTTAAGACAGTCTTTTTGTACATACTAATTTCCGATACATTCCACGCACTAAATTTATCTTCTTTATAAGCAGGGCAATATCTTTCTTTATGCCTATCTAACATTTCTCTGCTCCATACTACTAAATGCCTACCGCCCTTTATATTCTTATACTCTGCATAGACATACTCAATTATTGGATTGTTGGATTTATCATATTTGCGCTTGCCAATCCTGTGTTTTACCCAACTTTCAGTTCCCAGCATATAATCAAATTCATCACCTTTACATACTTCTTTGGCATAGATTTCTATAAATTGACCAGTACGGTAAGCCATATCTAAAAGTCCACGATAACCCCGCTGAAATTGAGCTTCATAGCCCTTCAAGTTTGAATTCCAATAGGGGATAATATAAGCATGACCCAGAACTGTATTAGGCTCTAATCCTAACTGTATACTCTGCATTACAGCACTTATAAACGATATTGGAGTACACTTGATAAGATTTGGATTCTGGCGCAGAGAACCTATAACTATACGCACCATTCTTTTTACATCATAACCCTTAGGTAATGCTTCTTTAATCATGTCTTCTCTTGATTCAATCCACTTTTGCATAGATGTAGGTTTTTCAATTTTTTCTATTTTATTTGCTAAATCTTCGCCATTCATATCAGCCATTTTTTATCTCCTTTGTTTAATAAGATTTAATATAGTATCTTTTTCTAAATTTTCTAATGATAAATCAATAGTATTCTTATCAATTTTATTCACAATTTTTGCACCAGACTTTAATAAAATATCATTTAAACTTATTGTATTCTCATAGAAATTAAACAAATAATTCCTTGCATGATTTACAAATTCATTATTTGAAGAAGTTATATTTCTTCCAAGTGAAGTTTCTACAAAGTAAAACCTACACTCTTCTGTAGTTATTATAGAAAGCCCTAAAATCATTTGTTTTTTATCGATTATAGAATTAGAAATTGCCAAAATATTATTCGGATTTACAGTATAGTTTTGTCTAAAATCTTCTGCTTTTTCTTTGGCTACAAGAATTTTATATGGTACTTCTATTTCTTTATCATAATTGAAATAGTTCACAAACATAATCATTGAAGATTTTAATTGTTTTTTGACATAAAATAATTCAGTAGCACCATTTTGAGCGTCTGTCATATCACCAGAGAAAAGTATTGTTCTTTCATCATTTCTGTATGCACTATCCCAACCAATTTTCCCCTCTTTTGATATTACTGATAAATCAAGGTCAATTCTATTTCTCTTGACATTATGCCAATTAATACCAAAAACCATATCTCTATCAATAGTAACAAAACTACCCGATGGTATTTGTCCAGTAAATTGTTTCTCTGTGGCGGGTAATGTATATGCAATGTAATTGGGTATATAGATTTTTTTACCTGAAACATTTTTAGAAATATCTTTTATTATTGAATTTATTACTATATCAAGTATCGGTTTAACATCACCATTAAAATTAAAATCAGTTGCATAACCTTTTCCATTTCTTACTCTATAAAGGATTGAATCTACATCTTTTGTTCTATATTTGAGTGCATAAGCCAACCTGATTTTCCTAAATATATTTACTCTTTCCAATTCGTCAAACAATTTTTTATCATCTATTTCAGTACCAGATTTTATATAATAAGTTATTGAATTAAGAAAATCTTCTGACATTGGTTCATGATATTGGTTAGCAAGTCTCCTTATCCTATTTATTATTATTTTTAATTGTGCATTTGTTCTGAAAGCTAAAAATAATGGCTTAAATCTAAAAAATATTTCAGCAAGGTTTTCAAGTCCATACCTATTTTTATATTTATTAAATAATCCAACAGTATTGATATTTTGTTTTTCTTTGATTTCCCCTATAAGTTCAGCACTTTTTATAATAAGAGTTTTTTCAGTAGCTTTATATATTGCATATCTTAAAAATTCTACAGGATTTTTAGGTAATATATCTAAGTATTCATATAAGATTATTCGCACTTCTTTATTTTTAATCCTTGATAAATCTTCTTCTGCAATTTCTACAAATAAAGAAACATCAACCACATCTTTTATTGTAGTATCTTTTAGTGCAATTCCAGAATTTAAAAGAGACAATAATTTTTCTTTTAATTCTTCCCTTGCGTAACCCCTTATTACTATTAACTTGACATCTTTGACTTCTGGGATATTGAGTTCCTCATCAGGAATATATATATAATCAGAATCAATCCCTAATGCTTCAAATCCATAGGTTGTAAAGTAGTGCATTATCTGTTCTATAAAAAGCTGTTCTATGCTTGCTTCTTTTACTTTCTTCCAGGATTTATGAAATGAATTATTCATCTGCTCGGCTGACATACCATATATTGAAGTTATTTGATTAAATATCCTCTCTAATTCATTTTCATTATAGTTGGCAATAACTTCTAGAGAAAACACAAATCCAAATTCTATAGTCTTTCCCAACCAATATTTACTTTTCTTAGTCTTCTTTTCTTTAATTGGAACTGCTTTAAATAATCTTAATGTTGATTCCATAATTTTTTATATGGCGGGCAGTAAATATCCCAAATGATTTAATAGGAACTGCCTATGCCATAAACTCCTTTCTAATAAAATTAATAATAATGGCGGAGAGTAAAAAAAGCATTTTTAATAGGAACTCTCTATGCCATAAAAAATTCATAAATATTATCTTTCCCCTATATGCAATTTACGATATTGACTTGCACTTACCATATGCTCTTTTATTTTAACAGTCTTGTAGGTAATTTTTCTACCTCCTGCTATCATGTATTCATTATCGCCAATTTTTGCCTTTATTATCTGCTGCGCTTTTGTCTTCTCTTTTTTAGCAGTTTTCTCTATCTCTTTTTGCTCATCAATAATATCTATCATTTCTAAAATTTCATTTACTTCATTATCTTTAAGCTCTATCCCCTTTTCAAGTTTTTCTTCTGGATATAGTAATTTCAACGCTTCTGAATCACTTGCAATCCCTATTGGCGCAGGTGGAATGTTTTTCTCTATAAATTCTTCCCAAAAATATTTTCCCTTTTTAGCCAGATTCTTTATTACTTTTTCATTTCTTTCAATTATTTTTATGTCTAAAGTCCTATTACCAATTAAAAAGACAAGATAACAATACTGCCAATTAGAATTAAAAAGCTGCCACTGAACTTGAGCATAATATTCATCAGGTACTTTACTACCTTCCCATTGCTCACGCTTAAATTCAGTAGTAGTTTTTAGCTCTACAGGACACCAACCTTTTTGTGGGTGCTTAAAAAACCTGTCTAAATTGACTATAAAGTAATCTACTGTGTCATGCTGTAGAATATAGGGCATTTTCTTTAAATCAATATCTAAGCCCTCATCTTTTTTAATCCGCTCTACAAATTTCTTAGATAAAAAAGGCTCTAATTCAAGCCCCAATTCAGCAGCAATATTCTCTTCTTTATCAGCAGGCATTTGATTTGTCTTTTCTAAAAAGATTGATAGTGGAGATTTATAAATAGATAGCCCACATATCCCTGCTATATCGCTGCCACCAATACCAAGCCTTCTTTTTGCAAGCCATTCATCTCTTGTCAAATCGCTTATTTTTGCTAATCTTCTCATATTATCTTAAATTAAAAATTTAAAAGTCAACAATAATATTAAAATTATACTTAGTAATCCCATATAAGTTCCTGCAATTAACTGAATCACTACTTCTCTGTTATGATTAATTTGATACTTAGCAAGGAACTTCTTTGTACTTAGTCCTTCTATCCTAAGTTTTGTATTTAATTCTTTTGCTTCTTTTTTGCTTATTAGATAACACTTTAAAGGTAATTTAAATTCATTAATTTTTCTATTGATAAAATTAGGAATATTCTTTGTATCATAATTTTTGAGATTACTTATTAATTTATCAAACTCTTTTGGTATTTCTACATAATTTGATACATCCAATATGCAAGGTTGATATTCATTATCAAGAAATATGCTATCACCTTTATTAAGATAACTCCAATCACTCCAAAAATTAGTTTTCATCTTCCCCCTATTTCAAATTATGTAAATGCCTTTCTCTATTTAATTTATATATAAATCCAGTAAGGTCTAATAGCATATCATAACTAAGTGTTATCTCCGCATCATAATTTGCAAAGAAACGATATTCATTATAAATTGGCATATATTTAATTTCACCTATGTGTACATCGGCAAGAGTATATACCCTATAGACTTTAGTTGTAGAACCTGGCACTCTTTTAAAAGTCAAATATTTACCTTCAAAATAAGATAAATCTATTAAGCCTTTTATTTGTTCAAAACTATGTTTATATTGCCTTTCTGATAATTTTTCTACATGATTTTCCAAATTTTCAACTCTTCTAAAAAGTTTCTGCAATTCCGTTTCCATTAATGCTCCATATTTATTTAGCATAGTTCCACCATGTGTTGCATATAGTTTCATTTTATCTCCAATTTTCTTATTGCTATTTCTATATTTTTGCCTTCGTTTTTTAATAATTCTCCATCAATTAAATCTCCCAACAATTTCCCACCTATTCTAATAAAACTGAAACCACGTTTTACCTTACCTCTTGCTATTATTTTCCAACCTGTTTTAATAAATTGACTTCTTTCTTCTATCATCTCTCCCCCCTATAACAACTTTTTAAAATATAAATAAAAATCCCCATACCAAAACATATCATTACTATACTGATTAAGATTATTGCATTAAGAATTTCGGCAGTTAAGATTAAGCCAAGCCCACCAAATAGTAGAATAACACCAATTAATATGATTGAAATTTCTTTGAATGTTCTTATCTTGCTGTATTTTTTATTCATATTTTTTCTCTAATTTTTATTGTTTTCATTTTACTAAAATTGCTTGTTAATGTCAAGA